TGATTTGATGGTCATTTCTCCTAGAGCTGTGCGATCGGTATCGCTTAGTGAGATATAGTTACCAAACCAAAAGAAGGGTAAATCCAATTGTCCTCCTGAGTTATTGGTGGGATTCAGGAAGAAATGCGGTTTTTGAGAAGCAGCAATCAAGTCAATATCGAGAAAATTTCTTTCGGTAGTGATCTGATCGAGCCCACTCAAGGGGTTATAAGAGACAAGCGCTCTGCCATAGTGGAATCCCGTTCCTGAGATGACCATTTTGACATGTAACTTGCTCCTATAGAGTTCGAAATTGGCAATTTTCTCCGCGACCCTAGGATCGTTGAGAAATAATTCCCAAGGGTTAAACTGTTCAAACAAGGGTGTATTGACAGCCCATTGATACTCTCCAATTCTCGTTGGACGAGAAAGGAAATTACCTAGGTCTGAGTCACTGGTGTTACTTAAGTTCATTGTAGCATCCATACCCGATCCAATGGTGGAGGTCCACCCAGGATCTTGTTCTTGAAAGTTTGTAATTTGAGATGTGAGATTTGCAGTTCCCTCCTCTTGGATTACGCCAAGGGAGCCGCTTTGGGGTTCATATAATGAGTTAGTAATGCTGTTTGTTTATAAAGGTCAGGGTCGTGCATCATCGATCCTGCCTATTCAGATTTTGGTGTGTGGGGCTATAAACCACTGTGACTAAATAATCACTCGCATGTTCGCGTCATTCATAATGTGCTAAAGCAGTCTGCAGCTAGGGGAATCCTGAACCCTAGTTATACATCTGTAATCAGAAACACACGCTGTTTTGGTTTCCCAACTGGGTAATGACGACGGCACAGTAACCGCCTCCAGACAGATTTATAGTCATGACGGACTGGTACATATAACATATAACATAAAACATAAAACATAAATAAATAAATGAAACTACTTTGAAATGGGTACTTTATCTAAGAAATCTGCAAAACGACGAGGAAAACGTGGTTCTCCGATGCATTCTTCCAACATATAGCCCATCTCTGTACATGTAATACCGTAAACGGTTAAGTCTGGTCTCAACAGGGCAATGACTCCTGCATATTTGATCGCTTGTTTCTTGACATGTTCAGCATGTTCGGCCGCACGACCGACAACACGCTTGCATTCAATTACAAGAGCGACTTGACTATCCAAGTACAACAGATCAATTTCCCCAAGAAACTGAGCTCCCATAACAATGTTTTCACACGTTGGGATGCCCAAGATTGCCTTGGTTCTATCAATTAGTGTATCCTCCTCGGCCACAGCCTCTACTTCTTCCCTATAAAGAGGTTCAGTTTCGGTTGACCATTCTGAGCTAACAGAGAATCCTGAAGAAT